GTATGGGCGGACCTCTGGTCCGTATTGGCATAGACCTCGTAACCTCTGAGAGGTTATTCGAGGGTCTTGATATTCCCAGTCTTCCGTTCCATTGGAGGAAGAAACGTGGAATTATGATGGGCGAGGCTCTTACCAAAGGTATCCTTGCCTTATATGGACTTGTCTGTGAACAAGCTGCATTCAGAGAATTCAGTGGGAATCCCATCCATTTAAAAACGGCTCCATGGCGATGCTTTGCTATCGGTGGAGACGACCATATAGCTGTTGGTCCCAAAGGGTACCTTGAGCTAATAACCCTCCGTCATAGACAGTCGGGTAGTATCCTCTCTGAGGGTAAACATGGCTTGTCAAAAGTCGCTGTGCGATTTTGTGAAAAGCTTATAATTGTAGAATCCCTTAGGGTCTATAAATTTAAATATGGTGATTGGGATACCACTCAGTGGTCCCATCCTTTCGTTGACTCAGTCAAGATAAGGTTATTGTCACCACTGTCTACGACGGTGATTACAAGAAACGACCATAATGCAGCTATTGGCAAGGGCTCAGCTCTTGGCCAAATACTGAGATATTTACCTACCTATCTCTCTGAGAAATGGAAGGTAATCGTAAGAGAAAGATTCTTCTTACGTATGGGTGCATTCCTACCCCGTAAGGGTGGTAAGTCACCTAGGCTTTACTATCAAGTATTACTTCCTTCCTCCTTAGGGGGAATGGGTTTATACATTAGTAAAGAAGAGTGTTTTTACTCTATGAGTCAAGCACCCTTAATAGTCCAGAAACTCCTACATTATAGGTGTAACATGGAAAAGTATTTTGATGCGGACTATGTCCTTAATCAATGCTTTACTTTGCTCAGAAAATGGTTAACCTTAGGTTCATTTAGAGCATATCTTTCTGATTCGCTTGAGGCGGATACATTAAGAAATTTAGACCTTGAGTTGGCTATCAAAGATACCCTCGAGGTTGCTTCTTTCCGAACTGTGTTCGGATTATTATCATCTGGTGAAAAAGCTGAGCCATTCATCAATGATTCGATCCGTCTTAGGGGCTATGCTCCTATCAGGGATGTAGTAGACCTTCTCAAGAAGGGTTACTTATTTCAATCTATTCTCTCAGAGAAAGTTGAACAATTTTCCTTTAAAACTACTCCTCTGGATAAAAGATTTAAGGAAATATGGAATATGATCGAGACTGTGTCTCGACCACTTCAATTACAAGATCTCTCAGAGAGCTTCGAGATTGACCCCGCTAAGCTAGGTTCTTTTCTCGCAAATGACGACCAACTTACTTTGTATGTTCAAGTCGATCAAATTTTGACAATTGACTACTACTCTAAGAGTGAGGATCGTCAAATAACCATTCAGAAATCAGTCATAGACCAGATTACGAGTGGTTTGCCACTTCTAAAAGTTAAGCTTTCTGAAGTCGCATTCTATCACTGAGTGATAAGATATCAAGTTCCTTGGGTTCAGCCCTAGGGCCTAGTCTCTATGAGACCACCGAAACTTTCTATCTAAATTCGGTTTGTCCTTTGGACAAAAAAAATTTTTG